ATCTATTCACAGATGTACCCGGATTTTGTCCATTAAGTCCTAGCATTTGTCCAAAGACATAATAGGATAGTTTCTTATCTTTTCTATACTCTTCAAGTGTCATAATTCCTTCCTTTATTTATCTGAATTGTATGTATATATATCATATTTATTTCTTTACAAGTAAATAATAATGTGTATAGATAGTGGAAAAAAGGAACTTATGAAACTCAGAGAAAAAACACAAGAACAGCTAGTAGCTGAAGCATTTGCAATATTTAATGGTGGAGAGGGATTAGATCATTGGTCATATTCTTCAACATCATCACCCTTTGCCAAGAACATAATCAGTTATTCTTTTTTAGAAAAGATTAGAAGATCATGGTTGTGGAGATACAAACCATCATTTGGCAATCTAGTTAATAACACAGTACAAAAATTAATTGCAGATGTAATTTGGAAAACAAAAACAATCAGAGAAACAGAATGGGATAGAGATTATAAAAAATGTTTTAACAGCGAGTTAGATCAAATAAAAAAAAAAGAAGCAGTAGATGACAAGGATAAATTTGCAAGAGAAGAAATGATTTCGTATGCACACGATTGCATTGGTGTAACTAAAAAAGTTGTCAAAGATTTAGCTGGTGATGACAAATTAATTTGTGAGCAATATGTTAAGCACAAAGAAATGACAATGATTAAACCTATTACCGGCAGAGTAGATTATCTTACAGACAAAGTAATGATCGAACTTAAAACCAAGCCACCTAATATTAGAAAGGTTAGAAACAAAGAAGAGTGGACAATGAGTAGTCAAGCCTTACCCACTGAACCTACCACAGATAACCTAACTCAAACAAGTTTCTACTTTATGTGTACAAAGAAGATACCATATTTAATTTATGTAAATGACAAAGAGCATATTACTTTTGATCAATCACATGAGTTAATGAAGAAAGACCATCTGGAACATCTTTATTTTAAAATGGTTGAGAAAATACTTTTATGGGAACGTATGATTATGTTTTGTAAAGGTAGCTTATCTGAACTTGCACAAATGTGTGAGCCACCAGATATGTATCATCCTTTTTATTATAAGGATTTGGCACCAGAACAAGAAAAACTAATAACTAACCTATGGGGAATAAAACATGAATAAAAAAAATATATATCAAAAACTACATGATGCCTGTTTAAGTGCAACAGGTGTAAAGAAAGGTGCAAAAGTAAATGGTATGCATTTTGCACCCTTACTCCACGATAGTGTACAAGAAGTAGCAACACAAGCCTTGCTTGACAATGGTTTGTATGCAACCTGTAATTATCTGACAGAGATTGTACCAAACATAAAACAAGTAATGGTCGTATGTACCATGAGAGTTTATGATGTTGATGATCCAACCCAACATATACTTGTTGATGGATGTTCATCATTCGGAGATATTAGTATGTTTGGAACTGGACAAGCTATGTCATACTCAAGAAAGTATGCGTTCCTAAATTTATTAAATCTTAAAACAGGTATCAAAGATGAGGATGGCTACAATGCTGTTCCATTTGAACAAAATTCTGTAGAGGAATCTATAGAAGAACCTACTTATACTGATGATAGTATTGAAGTAGAAGATATAAAGAATGAGATTAAGTCAGCTAAAAATATGAAAGAGTTTAATATTTTAGCAGAGAAATATTCTAATCACATTCAATATCTAATAAAAAACAACACTAAAGTATATCAACAAATAAAAGATGTTGCTGATACTAAAGAGTTGCAATTAAATAATGGTCAGTAAAAGCTGACAATAACAAAGGAGTAAACATGAGTGAAGATGTAGTATGGTGTAACTTGGTAAGAAACCAAAACAAAAATGCGGAGAACCAACCAGATTGGGTAGCACCACCAAACCTAAAAGCACCAGAAGGTAAGAATTGGACCATTGGTGTTAAGATAGGAGACGTTTGGTATAATCAAGCTGGATGGGAAGAAAAAGATGAGCAAGGTAATGTTGTTGGGATTACAATCAAGATGACACCACCTACTGCTAACGAAGATAAATCTGCAGCACCTAGTAATAAAGGGTTTCAAAAGAAACCTAATTATGATAATAAACAATCATACAAGTTTTAATTAATTTGTATTTAGTCTTGGGGGAGTTTTTTCTTTCTAGTTCCCTTTCGGTAGTTTTCTTCCCCAAGGCATCTCAATATATTTATGGATAAAAAAATAACAGATTTAGATCAAGAGATAGAAAAGAAAATTATTGATGATCGCCAAAAAGATTATGGTAATTATCAAGAGAACTTTATTATGTTAGCAGAAATGTTTACTATCGTTTTGGCAGGCAGTTTAAAAAAACGAATAAAACCGCACCAAGTAGGTCAATTAATGATGGCATTAAAGCTATATAGATCAACAAAAAAATTTAAAGCGGATAATTATACCGATTTAAGTATATATAACAAGATGACTAAAGAAATACACAAAAAAGAGGTTGCCAAAAAGGATAAAAATGGGTAAATATAAGAGAATTATTAATGGAGAATGTTCATTTTCAATGACAGAACTCTTTGATGATGCAAAGAAAGCTGCAGATGTGTCCAATAATGGAGAACCTGTAGAATGTAAAATTGATAATTTGAGGATTGATTTTACAAGAGTAAAAAAGGAGCAAGATGGAACAAGTCCGATTGCGTCTGCAAAGGTACAGGGATCTTCAACAGAAGAAACATGATAAGTACCTAGAAGCAAAGCACAAGGTGGATAAGTATCAAAAAGATTCTTATAGATTGCTTTGGAAGATAGAGCAGACAAAAGAAGAATTAATGAGAACATAAGCTCATTAATTTTATTATTAAAAAAAACTGAAGGAAAACGTAGGGGATCTATGACCATAAATATAAGTAAACATTACAATCAGCATATAAAAAAGTTAGATCAAAATAATTTTATATATAAAGTTAAGAAAGCATTTTACCTTCTTACGAGCCAAGAAGAAAGATTATATGAGGTAGGGTTCTCGGAAGGCTTTTTATATGCTGTAAATATTTTACAAAAAGAACCAATCAAAGATAGTAATGTTAGAAAGATTGTAGGTTATACTGTTACTAAACCAAAACCTTTGCAAATAGAAAGTGTTATTAATAAAGTTTGTGTATACTTTGAAGTACATAAAGCAACATTGTTAGGTAAAAAAAGAACTACAGATATAGTAAGAGCAAGAAACGTAATACATAATATATTGTTTGAAAAATATCGTATGAACCTTACAGATATTGGTAGATATTTTGGACAGGATCATACCACAGTTTTACATTCAATAGAAATGAAAAGAGACCAAAAAAGATATTGGTCTCCAGAACAATCTTTATGGCAAGAGTTTGAACAAATAAAAAATACTATTTCTTAAATGAAAGAGTTTTATTTATTATTAATATTTTTTGGAATTATGATTGCAATTTGTTTTTTAATGGGATGGTATAATGGAGTTTTAATTTAATTACTTTCATAACTAGCATCTTCTGATCTTTTAGCATCATCATCTTTCATACATTGATAATGTGCTTTAGTCTTATCTATAAATGCTACAAAACTTTCAGTATTTTCCATTTCATTTCCACAATATTTACAAGGTCCAATGTTTATTATATAAGACACAGGTTTCTTCCAATTTTTTTTTGGCATTACTTTAATATTAATTTTTTAATAGATTTTTCTCCCATGTAAATCTCGGTCTCTGCTTCAGATTTTATACACTGGTACTCTACATTTTTTGAAGAACCACGCATAGCAATTCTTTTACCTTTTAAACAATTACTCATAGATGGTTGTATTCTATGTTCCTTAATTTCTCCATTTACAATCATTAATAAAGCAACCACAACTTCTAACATTTAATCTCCTAATTATAATTATATCCTGTATTAGAGTTTTCTAGTTTTTCAAATAATTTTTTATGTTGGTCCATAATATCTTTGTCAGAATCCATCATCTTATCTATTTTTTCTTCCAACATTTGTACATTAAATTCTAATTGATCCACTTGATTTAAAAGAACCGCTTGACCTGTTGAAAGTTCAAAAGTCCTAGATAAACTCCAACCGCCTAAAGCAATTAAAAGTCCTACTAAAAGTGTTAATATTTTTTCCATCATTGGTGTCCTCCATTTGCTCTTACTTTATCTTTTAAATCTTCTACATCAGCCAAAGTTTTTTCTAGCTGTGCTTTTAAAAATTCTATATTAACTTTGTTTGTCATATTTTGTTCTTGAGTTATTTCTAATTTTTCTGTTGTTTTATACAGATCTTCTATTAACATATACTGCTCTTGATCTGTAGGTAACTGCTCAGATTTTTTAAGTAAGTCTGCTTGAAATAATTCTCTTGATGTTTCTAATGATGTAAGTCTAGCTGTAACTTCTGTGTAGCCAATTACTCCAGAAATTATTATCGCCACAATACCAATCATATTTTTAATTGGCATAGTTACGTTTGTTTTTTCACTCACTTTCATTTTCTTTTTCTTTTTAAAATTTTAACTCTTGAGTGCCAACACCACTCGGTAAGTTTGATAGAATAAGTTTCTACAAACGATATTGCATTATCTAATTTACCAAAAAATTTATAAAAAAATCTATCAATCATTTGTAGGTACTGGTAATTCATCTGTTAAATATTTAGGTATTTTTAATTTCTTTTTATTATCTATAAATTTATCACCCATTAATGTAATATCTGGGTTTTCTTTTTTGTATTCATCTTTCATATCATCCCATAAACTTTTGGAATCTTCTGGTCTATTATCAACACTTGATGGAGTAATACCTCTACATTTAGATACTAACAATCTAAAGTTTTCATTATGTGCAAGGCTTGGATTACTATTAACCCTACCACACATTTTCATTAATTCTAATTGTTGTTTGATAGCTACATTTTCTTTTAAAGTTTTACAATCTGTTCCTAAATATTTTCTGTAAGTAATACTAAAATTTTTAGAATCATTATCATAATCACTACTATTATAAGTGCGATAATCTTGTTCTGTATTTCTTTGCTCAACTCTCATATCTAATTCTCCACACCTTGATCCATAATCATTAAGGTATTCGTTTTTACTGTGAGCTGGTCCACCAAACAAAGCAAGTAGTGTCATCATTATAATTAGTATTGCAGTAAATCTGTAATCCATCTTGAGACACTCCATACATTACCTGTTTAAATCCTTTATATCGTAAGAATGTTCTCTTACTTGATCTGCAAGAGTTCTATATAAATTTTCTGCCATTTGCCATGTGGCTTCGGCTGAAGATAATCTAATTTTTAAATCTTCCACTTTATCTTGTTCTATTTTTAATTCTCTTTTAAGATCATTAACTTCAACAGCTAATATTTGTGTGATAGCAGTTTTGTTTCCATTAATAGTGTCAGTTAAATTAACTACATATTTAACAGATGTAAATCCCCCAACAATAACTGAAGCTATAATAGGTACAAGTACAAAATTTTTTTTAAATAATTCAGCAACATTCATAACAACTCCTAAAAATTATTATAAGATAATGCTAATAACCAGTAATGTAATTACAACTATTGACACTTCTTTGTGGTCTGTCCAGTAGTGCATAGCTTGAGCTTTAATTTTATCAATCATATTTATCTCCTATGACTTCTACTATAAGATATTACTTACCCTGTCCACGATTTTTTGACTTACCTTTATGAAGTTTTTTAGACTTATTCATAGAAGATAATTTAGGTCGTCTACCTATACTTGTTTTTTTTGGTATTCTTTCGTGTGGTTGATCTGCTATGTTGAACTTTACTCTTGCCATTTTTTCCTGTTTGTTGTGATAATAAACTTACCTTTTTTTTATACTGACTAACAGATGCTGTCATTATACCCTTGCTCATTTTTTAACCAATGAACCACCAAAGTATAATCCAATAATAGCTGACACTAGGTTAGTATCTAATGGTGTAATGACCAAACTATTAGATGATAGTGTTATCCA